GAGGTACGGAGAGGTCAGGGATGGTCAGGATTCTTGCATCATGTACCAGCAACGCCGTAACCTATGATGAATGGAATAGAGAGGTACGGAGAGGTCAGGGATGGTCAGGATTCTGACACCAACGTTAGATCAGCGTGGGATCGGCGCTGAAGGTTTGCAGGATCACGCTTCGACGCCTGAGAACGTTTATTGAAGCGCATCGAGAGCGCTGAAGGTTTGCAGGATCACGCTTCGACACCTGAGAACGTTTATTGAAGCGCATCGAGAGCGCTGAAGGTTTGCAGGATCACGCTTCGACGCCTGAGAACGTTTATTGAAGCGCATCGAGAGCGCTGAAACCGAGACCCGGGGGCCCGAAACGGCCTATGAAATAAAATCGACCGCAACTGTCGCGAGCGGTGCTCTTATACGCGCATAAAAAAGTCAGGGTACCCTACGGATGTCAGACACTGCGAAGCCCAAAAATTCCCTAGAACCCGATGAGGTAGCATACATATCTCAGCCCTCGGGTTGGTTGCACGCGTGCTCGTTGGATCCTTTATTTTTTTATTCTACCCAGAAAGTCTGGATTGACGGCAGATCGAACAAGGTCTTCGAGCTGACGAAGAAGAGCCGACGGGTAGGGTACACGTTTTCCAAATCGAATCGAGCCATCGCTCGTGCTCATATCAAACCTGGATCCACAACAATTTTTACCTCGATGAATCTGCAGGAAAGCCATGACAAGATTGAAGTCTGCCGGCAAACGTACTACAACATCCATCCGAAGATGCGCAAGCCTCTGGTAACCGATACCAAGACCATGCTTGAGTTCGCGCATGATGCGAAGACCGTATCCCGTATTATCTGCATGTTCAAGCCCCGTGGCCAGAAGGGCCGGGATATTGACATCAACATCGATGAGTTCGACCACATACAGGACCAGGAAGCTGTACTGACTGCAGCGATCCCCAACATCACCCACGGAGGGCGCTTGTCGATCGGGACCTCGGTACACGGAGGTCGGCGTTTTTTCGACGAGATGTGGAACGGGGCGTTCAGGGATGAGATGAGCCAGGAGCTCGTTGATCTGCTGAACGACGCGATGGTGAAGGTTGAGATCCCCTGGTGGTTGTGTCCTTACCTACTTGACGCAAGGTGGCATTCGAAGATTGCGTACGTCGCATCAGAAGCTCCGAAGATGAGCACTGAGGCGAGGGTCCTTACGTTCGGGAGCACGCGCCTCAAGTACATTTACGCGATGTCGTACGAGGAGCACTTTCTGCAGGAGTACGAACTGATCCCGATCGCGGATGGCTCGGCTGTTATCCCGTGGGAGACGATCCTCGGTTGCACACCTACGGGGGAGAATGCAAGATCGCCGTTCCCCTCGTTCGATCAAGCGCTTGCCTTCGCCGAGAACGTAGGGTCCCGGCTCTTCCTAGGGTACGATGTCGGTAGGCGAAAGAACGCGAGTGAGCTGAGTGCGTTCGTTTGGAACCAGACCGCTGACAAACTTGAAGAGGTGTACTACGAGACGAGCAAGGACACCCCGTTCGACGATCAGAAGAAGATCCTGAAAGCCTACCTCGGTAGGAACAAGCGGATCATCCTCAGCATAGATGCTACAGGCATGGGTGAGGATATGTCCGAGAGCCTGCAGCGTGAGTGCCCGAGGCAGGTGATCCCCGTTCAGTTTCAGAATTACAGTAAGCTTCTCATGTTCGACCTTCTGCTCGCTCGCATGCAGCGGAGGGGTATAGAGTTCTGCGCGGATCGTATGCGAATGGATCAACTTTTCAGCTTAAAAAGACGTGTGAGTGAGGCTGGAAATGTCATATACTACGTACCGAGAAAGGAACGGCACCACGCCGACAAGGCGGTTTCAATTGCACTAGCCTCGTTTGGGTTGGACGGAGAGCAGATGTCGTTCTCAACACACCGCGTTAGAGTCGGTGGACGAAGGGGGGCTGGACGTGCAGAGCGATCGAAAGAACTCATCCCACAGAAAAGAGCGTTCCATGACGATGTCTCGTCGGTCACGAATTAGCAAGGTCTTCCAAGGTGTCGCTAACATCATCGATGCGGCATCGAAGGACCAAGTCATCGAGCAGCTTCAAACGACTCCCACTCCCACGCATTCACGTGAGGTGTCCATGGGTGGAGCGGTTGGAGGCGTGTTTGAGGAGATGAGCAGGAACCCGGACGACTTGGTCACTTCCAAAGGTGGGCTGGAGATATACGACGAGATGCGCAGGGATGATGGGATCGGGGCGTTCATGCAGCTTAGGAAGCTAGCTCGCCTGGCTTCGGGCTGGGAGATACTTCCAGCTGAGGACACGAACGAAGCAAAGCAGCATGCGGCGTTTGTACAGCATGCTTTGGAACGGGGTATGGAACCCACTCTGCGAGCGTTTATACTCGGGATGATGAGTGCTTACGATTACGGTTTTGCCCTCGCCGAGAAAGTCTGGCAGAGGGTTCCCGATGGAGAATGGAAGGGCAAGTGGGGGTTCGCGAAGCTCGCGCCCAAGAAGCCTCACGCGTTCAACTTTGCAGTAGATCCGCTCGGCAATTTGAAACCGAACGGTATACTCAACCTTCGCGGCTTCGAATATGTTCCCATGGCTGTGGAGGACTTTGTACACTACGCTTATTCGGCGGAGTGGAACAACCCCTACGGCTCTTCCGACCTCAGACGTACTTACACCTGGTACATTATCAAGAAGCATTTGATCAGGTATGAAGCTGTTTACTACGAGAAGCTCGCTGGCGGTTTCACCGATGTGACGTACGATCCGAACAAGGTCGATGAGACCGAGCTGGATTCTATGGAAGACGCGCTCGAGACCCTGTCGATCCAGACCAACATCATGCACAGCGATGGGTTTGTGCTTAAGGTCTTCGAGTCTTCCGGGCGAGGTGCTATTGCCTACGACAAAGCGATCCAGACGATGAACTCGTACATGGCAAGGACTATTCTTATACCAGACCTTATCGGTATATCCAACAAGCCGACGGGTGGTAGTTATGCTATGGCTGCAAAGCACCACGACACGTTCTTGTGGGTGCTTGATGCGATGGCTTACGATCTATGCATACAGGTTTTCGAGCGGCAGATAATTGAACCGCTCATGCGTTTGAACTTCGGCCCGCAGTACAAGCTTCCGAAGTTCGTGTTCAAGCCTCTTTCGAAGGAGGATAAGATCAATGTCCTTACCTCCTTCTACGCTGCTACTGAGAAAGGCATCGTCAACCCGACCGAGGAGGACGCTAAGTGGGTCAGGTCGATCTTGGAAGCACCGCCGGACGATGGGGACCCCAAGGAGAAAGTACCACAGGTCCCAGGGTTCGACCCTGATGAGGAGATCCCTCCAGGCGAGGAACCTGAGGAGGAGCCGGTAGACGAGCCTGCGATTAGGGACATCTCGTACGAGGCGATCGAGTACCACACGATGAGCAGGAAGCTGAAGAGTTTCGAGATGATGACCGACTTCGCGTTGATCGAGAAGACGCTCGATGCCTTTGATGAGAGCCTGATCGCCGGTTGGCGTGATCTTGCTATTCAGCAGCGCGATAACCTGATCAAGACCGTCAGGTCTCGCAAGCTCGTTGAGCGCCAGGACTACAGCTCGGTAGATGATATTCAACTTCGTAAGGTCGGGGATGTGCAGCGTCTTCTGCGCGATCACCTGACGACCGGGTTCGCGAACGCCAAGTACCAGGCGGATAAGGAGCTCAGGGATAAGCAGCAGAACTTCAGGTTTGAGTTGGAGCGTTACGCCGAGGAACTAGTCTTAGATCCGGTACCTCCCACTGAAGCGGTCAACATCTTCAAGAAGAAGGGGCTCCGGATCTCGCCCGCTGATCTCAAGCCCTACGACCGCATGGCATTCCAGATCGCCGGCGCTGAGTGCTCTAAATTGCTCGCGCAGTCTAAATCGATCATCACGCGCGGGATCAAGAAAGGCGACAGGCTTTGGATCGAGGCGCAGCTCAAGAAACTGTTCGATGGGTTCGTGCAGTCAGGAGTGCAGAAAGGTGGCTCGATCTCGAGCGCTTGGAGGATAGAAAATATTGCACGGACGAACATGAGTGAGGCGTACAACTACGGGCGCTTGTCCGCGTACCACGATCCCGCGTTCGTCGATGAGGTCGAAGGGTACTGGTACTCAGCCGTCCTTGATGATGCTACAACCGACTACTGCTTCCAGATGGACGCGAACAGCCCGTACACGAAGGAGGAATTCGAGAACGTCGGACCTCCTCCAGCGCATTATCAGTGCCGTTCAACGTTTGGAGCGCTGCTGAGAGGTGAGACTTGGGAACCGAACTCACTGCCGACAGGAGTAGTGAGGCAGGAGGGATTCGTACACGTACATGTAGGAGGATGCAGTCATGCCGTTGCCTGAAAAGAGGACCGATGAAACTACGCCCGCATTCGTGGCTAGGTGTATGGGCGATGCGATCATGAGCCGTGAGTACCCGGACCAGAAGCAAAGGTATGCGGTATGCGTGAGGTTGTCAGGCGACAATTCGTACTCAACGCAGTACGAGCAATTTGCTGATCTCGAGACCGTCGACGTCGGCGAGATCGATATCATGGGTGTCGGCAACTGGAAGGGCATCAACTTCACGGAGAACGATCTCAGGGAGATCGCCAACAACTTCGATGCTCTCAAGGACCGGGTCAAGCCTTGGCTTGTTCTTGGCCACTCCGGGCGCATGGGCACGGAGAGGCGCTCGGGTATGCCTGCAGTCGGGTGGTGGCAGAAGATGTGGTACGATGCGAAGAGCAGGGTTCTTCGCGGGCACCTGGTAGACGTTCCCAAGAAGCTCGCGGAGCTGATCAAGGCGAAAGCGTACAACACGGTCTCGGCTGAGTACATTCGCAACTTTGTTGATGATGTCAGTGGGAAGACCTACAACCGCGTGGCGGTAGGCGTTGCTCTGCTTGGCGCGGAGCTTCCGGCCGTTACGACAAATAGGACTATCGATCAGACGCGTGCTCTGTATTCTGATTCCGATTACGAGCACGAGATCGTAGAGTGGAAGTGGAAGTTTACAAACAATTCGTCAACGGAGGGAGGTGTAAACGTGGACGAGATAACTATGCTCAAGGATAAGGTCACCGCCAAGGAGAAAGCGCTTCAGGGAGCTGAGGACTTCATCGCGAAGGTTTGCGAGAAGTTCACATGCTCGCGTGATGAACTGCTCGCTAAGGTGGGTGAGATCTTCTCCGAGCGCGACGGTCTTAAGAAGTCCGCTGATGACGCGATGACAGCTCAGAGGACCTCACAGATCGATGCGCTGTTCAGCGACTCAGAGGTATCCGGTAAGCTCCTGCCTACGGAGGAGGAGACGTACCGGACGGTCCTCGAAGCGATCGAACCTGACAAGCTTGCAGGAAAGATCGAGGAGTTCAAAGCTCTGTTCGTCGAGCGCACGGCTATAGGTAAGCAGGAAGAGAAAGCCGAGCATGACACAACCAGCAAGGAGAACTTCTCGAAGAAGAAGGAGACCAAGAGCGACGAGGCGTTCGATGCCTCCGGGTTCGTGGATGATATCGATGCTGAGCTCCACAAGAAGGGGCTTGACGGTATCACCAAGGAAGCAAGAGAGGAGTTCGTCGGCAAGGAGAAAGTTGAAGACTGATCCAGTCATCAAGGCGAACAGGCAATAACTGTTGAGAGGAGGTGACGATTTTGAGCACCCCTATAAGGAAACTGAACATCACGTCGTGGCTCACGGGCGCTGCTATCACAGATGCGACCATCTGTGTATGCAACGCAGTCGGCGTCGTGGTCAAGGGCGCTGGGGCGAATGATGCTAACGTCGTTGGCGTCAGCATCCAAGCGGCTGGTTCAGGTGAGCCGATCGAACTTGCCGGTATCGGCGATATCGTTTGGTTGACTGCTGGAGCAGCTATCACCCACGGCGCAAGAATAGTCTGCGGGGATTCGAGTGGGCGAGGGATCGATTGCGCTGAAACTGCCGCTACCACGTACAACGTGGTCGGGTTCGCTTTGGACGCGGTCTCAAACGCCGATGAGCTGTTCCCGTGTCTTATCAACATCTTCACGCACACGGTCGAGACCTAAGCGTGATAACAGCATGAGGGGAGGTGTATGTAATGCCTCGTGCAGCCGATGTAAGAGTCAGCATCCCGCTGACAAAATGGGCGCGTGATGCGAAGTGGAACGAGGGTCTTCCCTGGCTTCTTCCCGTCGTCGCGCCGTACGAACCTGTTGCTTCTGAGCAGGGAACGTACAAGTACTACGGGACCGAGATGCTTCTCGTCGACGTCCAGGACGTCAAGGCCGAGAAAGGTGAGACCAACGAGATCGGGTACGACATCAGTGAAGACGAGTTCACGACATACGAAAGAGCGTTCAAGACGTTCGTATCGTACAAGGAAATTCGTCAGTGGCAGCATCCAGAGACAGCGAAGAAGAGAGCCGTCAGGTTCCTTCAGAACCGCCTGCTTCTCAAAGCAGAGCGAAGGCTGGTTGCTCTAGCTGCAGCTGCAGCTGGAACGTCGACACCATCGAACGACTGGGACCATGCCGACGCCACACCCGTTGATGATATAGCCGCTGGCAAAGCAGCTTTCAAAACTGCTTGCGGTCAAGCCGCAACGGATATCGTCGTTCCTGAACACGTGATGGAGGAGCTCGCGGTCGCTGATCAGATCCAGGATCTGCAGAAGTACCAGAACTTTTTCAACATGATGCACATCACCGGCGCCAACTTCGCCAAGCAGAGTCCCTTCGGACTTCGCTGGCATGTTGCCGACAAGCAGTACATTTCGTCCGTCAGAGGAGCGACTGTAGCCACAGCCGCTGTCTGGGGTGATGATGCGTATCTGTTCCGCGTTTCTAACGACTCTCTCGACGCGCCTTACGCGAAGACCTTCAGGTTCAGCGCATGGCTCGTATTTGAGTGGGAGGACAAGGATCGCGGTGGGTTCTATGTCAAGTGTACCAGCGATTATATCACGAAGGTGGTAAACGCTGCAGCAGTGCATCGATTCATCGATGTGACCTAAGAACGATCAAGGACGCTTGATCTGTTAGGTCTCAAAAATATTGCTAGGCGCTGGGTGGTCTGGTATCCAGCGCTGAGCGCCTAGCCTAAATAAGGAGAATGTTGATGCAGTACAGAGTCACGAGTTTAATATCGTTACCGGAGAAGAAGCTTGCGCTCAACGATATCGTTGACAGCGATCTATTCACTGAGTACCAGCTTGATCGGCTGGTAGGTAACGGGGCACTCGTTCCTGTAGTCGATGAGGACACCGCTGAGGATCTCGCGGAGCACCTCATCGAAGAGGGGAATGGCGAGGAAAGTTCAACTGAGTACTCGGACCCCGACCCAGATTTTGATCCTGATGCTGACGATAGTAAGGAGATCGGAGACGACTGATGGGGTACATTGAAGCATCTGATGTGCGCACGAAGATATGGCAAGTGACCGAGACGCAGGTGAGCAACGATGTTGTGAACACCGCGATCAACATGGCTGCTGCGGATATCGATTCTGCACTAGCAATGCAGTACAATGTTCCGTTCGAGGAAACGTACCCGGAGATCATCGTTGCGATCAACAACGCGTTGGTCAGGTACTACGGCCAGGTGTTAACCGGGCATTCGTTCCACAACCTTAACGAGCCGGATCAGGAAGCGTTCAAATGGGCGCAGGCGAAGCTGCTCGCTTTGAAGTCGGGAACGGAGACGATTCCAGGCGTAAGTCGCAGAGGTGCTCGAGTTAGGTGCAATACAAAGGACTACTCACCGACATTCAACCTCGACAACCCGCTCGATTGGGGAGTAGACGACGATCGCCTGGACGATATAGCAACCGGTAGGGAGTAAGATGCCGATACCAGTAGGGTATAAATTGAATCCTACAAATCAAGCTCGCGTTGAAGCAGCGCTTCGGAAGGTTGCGCGGCATGGCGCGGATCTTACTCTGCCGTTCAACCGATTCGGCACTAAATTCGTCAGGAGGACGGTGCAGTCTTTTAACCGCGGAGGTAGGCTTGGCAACTGGCCTCCGTATTCCGACTTCACTCTCGCGCTCCGCAAGGCGCGTGGTAAGAAGACCTCACCTCGCGGGATGCTGAAAGATCGTGGAGTATTGCAGAACAGTATCAAGCACAATCCAGGACCGAAGGAACTGGTCGTCGGCACTACTGTTCCGTACGCTCCGCTGCAGCAAAAGGGAGGATACGGAACCTTGAAACTTGCAGCAACGACTATATACCCGCGCGCGGCGAAGGCATTGGCGTTCACGACTAAGGATGGCAAACAGATCATCTGCTCGCGCGTGAGTATGCCTGCTCGTACGATACGCACGAAGATACCGGCAAGACCGTTTCTCGTAGTACTTCCAGCAGATGAGCTCGATCTTCTGCATGAAGTGGAAAGGCATATCGCGAAGGTGGTCAGATGACTTTCACGCCATCGATAACTATGAAGAGTGTGCTTGAGGCAATCAAGACAGAGCTTGTTGCTAACGCTTCTGCTGAGGTGCATGTGGAGATCGCTCCGGGTGGTATTCTTCCAGTGCAGTACGCGAAGATCAGGTATCAGATCGAGCCTGTTAACGTGCGTCGTACATACCCGGGAGCGACGGACGGACAGGATAGTCTTGTACTACCGGAGATCGAGGTCAGGGTATGGGTATCAACGACTCTGACCGGAGGTGAGGATGGCTCTTACGAGTACCTGATCGTTGGCGATGGTGAGGAGACAGGACTGGTTGAAGCACTTGAAACGGCTGAGGGACTCCTGCACGACTACTTCATGGCTGATGAGGATGTTCAGTCGTTCGCGATCATATACGACGAACCGACGTTCGGTCCTGTTATGCTGGCAGATAATAACATTGCGTTCGCCGGTAGTTTCCGCATTCAGGTCAAGGGCACGATGTCCCCATCTCCTAGCACTCCGATAATGTTCTCTACGCGTTTGACCGCAGTGCCTCCGCTGCTCACCAGTGTGGAGGTGTCTGTCGACGGTATGTCTTCTGCAACGGTCACGTGGACGACTAACTTCCTTGCGACATCGCAGGTGAAATGGGCTGAAGGTACCGGCAACACGTTGAGTAACCTTACTGATGAGGATACCACTGAGAGGACGTCGCATTCTGTGCAGATTACCGAGCTATCTCCTGGCACATTGCATGAATGTCAACCGCGTAGCCGGGATCTGAAGAGTAACCGTATCGGGCACTCGCACTACCGATACCCGTTCACTACCGATCCGGGTGTCCCGGAGATACTAACCGGGCCGACGGCGGAGGACATCGGATCGACTTCTGCTTCGATCGAGTGGACGACTGACGTTCCCGCTTACCATAGGGTGCAGTACAAAAAAGATGGAGGATCCTGGACGACAACGCCTTGGTCAGAGTCTCCTTCGACTAACGCGTCTGTCGATCTTTCAGGGTTGGATTCGGAATATAGCAAGTACTACTGGAACGTTCAGAGCGGTACGGATACAGGAAACCCCGCGACGTACTGCGAGTGGGATGACGGCGATGAGGCTGAGACGTACAGCTTCAACACGACTTGTCTCGCTGTTGGGGAGATGTGGGGTTGGGATACATACATCGGAGGCGGAGGAAAACTTGAATATCTTGTCTTGAAGTGGAGAACGAATGAATCGGGGCTTTGGAGAGCACAGATCGATGGCAGTGTGTCCGGCCTTGATTATGGACCGTGGACATCTGGCACGACAACGCACATTCATACTTATGAGAGCTTCCCGCTAAATAACGGGACGTACTACTGGCGAACACGGCATCAAAATTATTGCAGTGATTACTGCGTATACAGCGCTTGGAAACAGTTTAGAATCGGTGGAAGGGCTGGAAGCAAATATACCATTGATGTTTAAGGTGATAGCATGAGTGAAAAGTGGGAAAGAAACTATACTGAAATTACGGCCGATGCGGGCGTAACTCCCAGACCAAGCAGCACGTGGCGAGAACTGCTTCCGGTCATGCGTTCGAAGTGGGATCTTAAAAATATTGCTACGGATAAGACCGCAGCATTCAAAGTGCATGAGAAGAGTGCTGGAGACACACCGGGTCAAGTGCCGTATATGCTTGATCACGAGAACTGTGCATTCTGCCAGAAGGCATCAGAGGGAGTAATAAAGCCGAGTTACGGGCTTGCTGGCCTTTCCTGTAAGGCTTGCGTCCTGGAGTGTAAGTGCTACGATACCGCATGGGTTGTGCCGAAGATATACTTCGCTATGCTCGCAGAGGACTGGAAGCTCTTCGATATTCTTGTAGCACAGGGGCTTAACGATATTGCAAAGATCGTCACAGAAAAAGAAAAAGAAGATGACCACGATATTATAGATCCGAAATAGTAAGCATCTTTTACTTTGAAAGGAGGTGATACGAAATGGGTGACTCAACTAACATCATCATAGGTGGAGCGACTCTGCTTGTTGACGACGTCAACCTCGGCTACATCGTTGACGGAGTGCGCATGACCGTTGAAGCGGACATGTGGTACGGTAAGGTCGAGGGTGTCCCGGTAGACATCGTAGCCAGACGCCCGAGAGTGTCGTACAAGTTCCAAGCAACACTGGTCGAGCCGACGCTCGCTAACCTGAAGATCGCGTACGATTGGAGCAACACGCAGGATGCAGGTCCTCCGATCACGCTCGACTTTGGTGGTGAGAATTTCATCCCGACCTCGCTTGAAGTAGCGATCTACGGCTACGTTCCGGGAGGAGACCTCTTCACGAGGATGCTGACGATCGACGTCGCAGTCGTCGAGCCGGGAGGCGAGATGGTTCATACCGATGAGGATATGACCAAGATTCCCGTGGTCTTCAAGGGGCTGTGGGATGAGGCTACTTCGCGCGTCGGAGAACTGTCTGATGCTGCGGCGTAAGCAGGACGGAAAGATACAGAAAGAGATGGTACCAGATATGCACGGGCTAGGAAACAGACAGCACTTTCAGTCGGCAAGAAACAAGATCTTCCAAGTGGACGGAGGAGGTGTCGCGTGCGAGGACATCAACATTGCAACAGCGTTGGTCTGTAGAGCCGGACGGTGGAGTGCGGAGAAGCAGAACATCGTTAGGAATTTCAAACCAGCGATGTTTGACGGAGTTAAGATCGGCAAACTTACTCAGACGAAGGAAACGGTTTTTCTATTCTACCTTGTAGGGGATCCTGTTGAATTGAAGTTCAGGCGCATGCTGTTTTTCAAAGGTGCTCACTTCACAGACAGCAACGAGTTCAGGACTAACCGTTCCCGGTTGCTTGATGCTTTGAAGGAGACGCAGAGGCGTGCGGAGAAGGGGGAGTACGTTCATATAATAAACCCAGGGAACGGAGGTTAGGTATGCGGGTGCTAGTCAAAAAGGCGTTTACCCAACTAGGAAAGTACTACAATCCTAGTAGCGAGCCGATTGAAGTCAAGCCAACTCTTCGCTGGGTAAGCGATCGGTTGGAATCGGGCCATTTAGTACAGGAGGACGGAAGCGATGAAGCTGGAAGAAGCGCTACGACAGACGACAGTGGAAGTGACGCTGTCACGGAAGGGGCAGACGAGGACACTGCTTCTAGCGGAACCAGCGCTGCTGGATCTGATCCCGTGGTTAAGGCGTAACGCCGCAGCAGTAATTGAATTTTACGCTGGAAATGTGCAGATCTTCGATGATCTGACGTCAGGCCGGATTGATACGATTATGGACCTTGTTGTGCGTGAAGGGGTGATCAACGAAGTCTGCGAGTACATCGAGCTGATGGATAGCAAACCGACGCATCAAGAGCAGATACCAGTTGCGGAGCTGATGACGTTAGGCCAGTTCGCCAAGGTCCTTCCGGATGTCGTGCGTTTATCCGATCTGAAGGGGATGCGTTCAAATTTTTCGGAGATGCTGGAGATAGCCGGGGTGAAGATGGAAGTAACCCCGATCGAGGACGAGGAAGAGACTACGCCGGAGATTTCGAGCAAGGACTAGACCAACTGGTCTACGGTCTTATCGATCTTCAGCATGCTTTTCCAAACTTGGACGTGCATAGGATCACGTTCAGCCAGTTTGTGATGTATTGTAGCAGACTGGTTCTGCTAACGCTTCAGCAGAGGTACTCCGCAGCAGAAGCCGCTCGAGCGGGTATGCTATCGAGGAAAGGATGGAAGGCGTACACGGATGAATTGCAGAAACAGATCGACCGTTTTCTTGAGCCGAAGGGTCCGGCTGAAGCGGAAGAAACGTGGGAGAAACGCGCGATGGCTGAGTGCTCGAAGGATGTTCCAAACAAGGTGGAGATAGAATGGCCCAGCGAGTAGAAGTCCGGTTCGTTGGAGTAACTACACAACTGAAGCAGGGTGTTGATCGAGGTATCGCTCAACTTCGGCGCTTGTCCAACTTCGCTAAAAAGCATGAAAACAGTATCAAGAAGGCACGCATGCAAGCGGGTGTGGCGTTAGGTGCTCAGATCCTTCTTGTTAGAAACCTTATCCAAGCATACGAGAAACAGGAACAAGCAGACGCCATGCTTCTTCAGTCCATGAAGACGCGAGGTATTTATACTGATGAGGCGTACGAAAAGACGAAGCGTTTCGCTAATGAGATGCAACGCCTTACAAAGTACGGTAACGAAGAAGTCGAGATGGCGCAGTCGTTGCTCATCGCAGTAGGTCAACTTTCGGATGAGGGTTTGGAAGCTGCAACACGCGCGACTCTCGATCTTGCTGCTGCTAAGGCGATGGATCTTAAAGCTGCAGCGGATCTCGTTTCAAAGAGCATCGGGTCCACTACAAACGCTCTCGGTAGGTACGGCATAACGATACAAGAAGGAGTCGTTGAGCCTACCGAACGTGCAAAACTAATAACGGTTGAGATCGCGAAGATGTTTGGTGGACAGGCGATGGCAGCAGCAAACACATACACAGGGCAGTTGAAGCAGATGGGCAATGTCATAGGTGATCTTAAAGAGGACCTGGGCAAGGCCTTCCTGCCGATCCTTCTGGATCTGACGCGTGACCTGCGTGAGGCCTTGCCCGTTGTACGGGCTTGGGTCAAAGCACATGCCGAGATGATCGGCGTGCTTATGGGTGGTGGTATGTTTGGAGCTGGTTTGCTTGTAGCCTTGAGCCAGTTCGCTCTCGTATTTTCTAACCCAGCGACCGGTTGGATCGCCGGTATCGGTTTTGCCGCTCTTGCAATCGGCATGCTGGTTGTTAAGTTGAGACTTCTCAGCTCTGCTTTTACGGAGATACCTCGATCTGTTAAAGGAATAGATAAGGCGATATCAGGAGCGAACTCACAGCTCGTAGAGTTACAGGATCAGCTTGATCAGATGTCAAGTAAAGATGCCAGCTTGATGGACTTCGTTTTAGGTAAACCAAGCCGTCTTAACGAACTAAGTAAGATTGAAAAGATGAAGAAGGACATCGCAAAACTGATCGTGTATATAGCCGAACTTAATGAAGCACGGGCGTCTTTAATAACAGACGAAGCGAAGTTTACGCAACCTGCTGAGATTGGAGGGGAACCCACTCCAATCATACCAGGCCTTCCGACTGAGGAGGACGTGCTGGTAGCTGAGGATCTTTTCGCGCGACTGACTACGATCCAGGAAGAGTACTACGACAAGCTTGAGAAGATGGGCAAGGATGAACTCAAGCGGATAAATGATGTTGAAAAAGCTAAAGCTGCAGCGCAGTTGTCTAAAGCCATAGACATTACAAAATCGATCGCCTACATTTACGATGATGCTTTCTCAAGCATTTTTCAGATGCGCCTTCGGTTCGATAAGGCGATGGTCCTCTCACTCGCGCGATCCTTAGCATCTATGTTTAGCATGCTTATCGATGCTGCGATAGATGAAGTGATGCTGGCGAAGATCGTGTGGACTGCGAAGCTTCTAATGAAGGGAGCATTCGACTGGACGGCATTAGCGCAGATTGCTGGTGTTTACGCCGCTGCTGGAGCGGCAAAAAGTGCTATCAACGCACTGGCTGGATCTGCTGCTGGTAAGCTTGGAGGAGGACGGTACAAGTATGGAGGAGTCCTACCAGCGGATGGGTGGTACTACGGCGAGAAGGGCGAGAAGGTATCCAACCCGAACGAGCCGCTTGAAAGTGCTGCTAACACGGGTGACATCCCGCCGATACAGTGGAACCAAATAGGTCCGATACGAGATCGTGCCATGATTGACGAGGCGTTAGCTGCGTTCAGAGATGAACTTGTGTATGGATCGATCGGCAGGAGGGTGGCAACAATATGACCGTCTCCGCAACTAAGCAGTACGAAATAACGATAAATAATGCCGATGGTGATCTGACTGCGTACGCCGCACTTCTTGCGAGTTACGGCTTATGGTCTCCGCAGATATTCAACACCCGCCGGCGAGCGGGTATGGCGAATGTCCCGTTATCGCATATTGCAGCGTTGACCGGAGACCTCTGCCGAAAACCGCTGTCGTTCGTCGTCTACTGTTTAACAGCTAATATTGAAGCTGCTGTTAATACGGGTAGGCTTGACCAGTTACCTCGATTTTTTTCTGCATACGATGATTATTTTATTGACCTTGAGACGTGGTACAGCGGAGGATCTCTAACCCGCCGGATGTATGTGGAGTTCACAGGCACCGATGCTTCTCCGGTTAAAGGAACGCAGTACACCGCAGCACTACCTCGTATATATGGCATTGCACGCGATCCGTTTTGGTACGAGACCAGCGCGACCGAAACAATCATAACGGTTTCCGCAGGGTATACGAATAATGGAGCTGTTGCAGGAGCGACGTACTACTGGACGCAACGGATGACGACTAAGATAGAAGTCAACATCAACGGGCAAGAGATAAAGGATCCAACCATCGAGTTCGGTACATCCGATGGTCTCATCGAGATCACTGGTTCACTAACCGACATCGGAGACTACTGGCTTGTTGATCATCTCAACGGTACGATTATAGAGCACGATGCTAGTGCGGGAACTAGTACAAATGCTATTGCTAAGTTGACCGATGGGGGGTTCCCTTCGCTTGCTCCAGGAGGAGAGACCGTGACCGTTACGTTAGATGCTGGTGGAGACAGTGATGCAAAGGTAACGTTCAGCGTCCACAAAAGGTATGCCTCATGAAAGGATTCGTTACAGCGAATATTCTCGCTGCTTCTACGGGGGCTAAAACAGCAGTCATCTCTTCACTGTTTGACCGTACTTCCAAACTGCTTTCAGCTTCAGTGGAACTTACAAATGCGGGTGGATGTGGACGTGCTAAGATATTAGCAACGCGCGCACTTTCAACAGGGCATTCAGTATCCGCTGGAAACCTGATAGATGTGTACGTTCAATTCGTTCGTGAGAATGGCACGATTGATGTTTCAAATACTCGCATCTATAGAGGAATAATCCTCGACATTACCGAGGAATACGGAACAAGCAGCACTATGACTATCGAGGCGGTTGGGTTGTTCCATCAGTTCACAACGATTCCGGTTGTACTCTTCGATGAGGCGAACGACGTGGACAACATTGTATCCGACCTGTTCACTAACCAGATATACTTAAAGACATGGTGCTTAGGTACAACATCTCAAATTTCTATAGCCTCACCTGAAGCGATCGGGGATGTGGAGTTCACATTCACTCCAGCCGATGAAGCAATACGTAAGCTCGCAAGTGTGCAAGGAGACGTTGCATTTGGCGTCGATGAGCAGGCGCGTTTCTTCTTCAAGGATCAAGTTACTACACAGCAAGCAGTATTCCAGATCGGGCTCAACGCGTTCGATGTAAAGAAGACTATTCGCAGCCGGGATCTTGTCAACGCACTGTTCATAAGAATGAACCATGTTATCAGCTCAGGATCACTTATCCGTTTCGTACAGGATGCAACCTCGGTTGCAGCATACAAGCAGCGAGCCAAAGTAGTTACCGCTCCGGAGTTCAAGGATCCGGATGACGTTGAAACCTGGGCGGATAACGTGCTCGCGCAAACGAAGGATCCGATCGAGGTATGGGAGTTCGAAGCACGGCACGGTCTATCGACTATACAGAAGGCTGAAGGCACTGCTCGCCTGGTAGACGCAGACGGTGCTACTACTCTTGCGGACACGCAGGTCTTAGGAGTGACGTACGAGTTCGACGGTTCCGATGTGTATCTGTCTTACACGTTAGCCGATCGGTATTCGTCAGGCGGTATAGGATCAGAGATTGCAGACATGAAGCGAAAAATGATATTCATAGAAAACGCGGAACTGTCGAACGCTAGAATCGAGCATACCGGTTACGAGGAGTTCAAGCAGTACGTTCAGGAGAATGCTATGACTGCGGGTAAGTACAACTTCATGATGACCGAGTTTGAGGAGGACGCAGTATGACGACCCGGCGCTGGTTGAATAGGCAGGTAGGTGGATCTTCAATGCATAGGCGTTTCGCCCAGCGTGCTATTCAAGCAGGTGTCCCGATAACCGAACCCGACGAACCTACTATCGTGCAAACAATCCCCATTCCTATAGGTGATTCAGTTGACAGCGTGCGCTTGTACGGATGGCATGATATATACGGCACGTTGCGGTTTATGTCCGCTGACGATCTAGCAGATTTTTACTCCGAGACCGGCGATCCGATGCGGGTGGAAACGGATTCGCTTTACGGTAATATGATTTCGAAACCTGGAAGCGGCACACTTGGCGATATCTGGTACAGACCGACAAACCTTCCTGAGGGTGAGCTGAACTGGAACCAGCCGCGTAATAATACAGCTGTTTCCGTCTGGACTAATGGTTTCGAGGTCCTTACTGAAAGCGCTAGTATGCAGTTGCTTACGGTTAGGTTCAACCACGGCGGTGACAAAGGTGGAGGCGCGAATTATGCGGAGCTGTCGATAGTTCCTGATCCAACTACAGGATCACCGAACCAGAATAGGCTTGATGCGAACCTTCGGTACGTTAATTACGGAGTGACGCAGGACACTGATACCGTAAAGATATACAGGAACTACCCGACGTATGCGGACAACATAGCAGCATACGAGATACGTTTTGAGATCGATGGGGATAACGATAATGCGGTTGCAAAAATATTAAGGCAGGGAGGATCCTGGCAGACGCTGACGGTGTCATCTCCTCCGGGTACTGACTACTGTGATAATAGTCACTGGGTGATCTTCAACATGTGGTCTGATCCTGATTCTGTAAGTGGAGGCATAACTGCATTATCATACTTCAGGATCAGGAAAGGGGACGATGAGTCGGCTAGTAGGATTACATACAAGGTCAGCCGTGATGGTGGGAGTAACTGGGCATCTGTCAACGGTGAAGCGCAATCGACATCAGGGTACTGGTACACGGACGTAGATCTCAGCGGTCAGGGAGCGGGTAGTGAGGTCCTAATCAGGGTGGAGTTAACTTGGCCTGCGTACATCAGAGGAATAGGTTTAGCTTGGGAGGCATAACAAAGCATGGCCTCTGAACCGAACAACGGACGGATAGAATCGTTGCAGAAGTTGTATGACCAACTGCGCCAGGATACTCGTGAGGATATCAAACAGATATTTGATAAGATCGACGAGTTCAAGGATGTTTGTGCGGATACCCGAGTATGCATGGCGAAGAAGACGAGCAGGCATGGGACGTACATCAAACTTCTTTGGGGCCTGATGGTTGTCACATGGGCGGGGATTCTTGGAACCGCCTGGTTCGTTATAGAGAATGGTCTAAGCAAGTAGAAAGGAGATCACCCATGACTTTTTTGAGAGCTGACGAGAGGTGCGGCAAGGGGTACTTAGTCGCTGACTACGATAATGTGGTTACTCTTAGCGGTACTTCCGGTACGGTGCAGACCTTGATCGAGATCGATAACAGGTTTGCTCGGGCTATGCATCACACAGCAGGGCTTGAGGTCGATGTGACTGCTAACGGAGATGGCGCTGCAATTGTAATCTACCTAAAAGGCAGCTTCGACAAAGTTAACTGGATTGCCTTGTACGTTGTCGAACACGCCGCTCTTGCTTCTGGAGCAGGCAGTGTATTAGTCACTTCAACCACCTCAACTGAGACTACGGCTGTAAGTTCGTGCGTAGGAGACGACGGTGCTTTCAGTGCTGGAGCACTCTACCCGTACCTCAAATGGGAGGTCGGTGAAATCGGGCAGGATAATGCTGCAGGTACCATCGGTGTTGCTGTGATGGGGAGGTAACTTATGGGTAAGTGGAACAACCTGATACTTCACCATTCCGCCTCGTCTTACGGGACAGCTCGCTTGATCAACAAGTGGCACCGCGAGCGAGGATGGTCCGGTATCGGATACCACTTCGTAATCCTCAACGGGAGGCTTACGCAGGAGGACTTTCTTGAGCAGCGACGATGTGACGCCATGATAGGGCAGATAGCAACGGGCAGAGAGTTTGATCTAGACCAGTGGGTCGAGGCCAACGAGGTCGGAGCGCACGCGCTCGGGTTCAACAGGGATTCGGTCGGGGTGTGCATGATACATAGAAACGGTCCGATACCAGTAGCAGTCCTCTCGTCCACGGTCAGACTCGTTGCGGACCTCACGCGACGGTTGGAGATACCGATCGATAAGGTTCTAGGGCACGGTGAGATAGACTCAAAGAAGGAGCACTGTCCTGGAACGGATATGGACCGCTTCAGATGGGATGTAAGATGGATGAGAACCGCTTTGTAGCCGAACTTGCGGCTGAAGTCAGCAGCAAGGTTAACGTGATCGGGATCGCATCGAACCTCATACGGCTTGATCTCGATAATATGGATCCGCAGAGGCGCAAGAACTTTCAAAGGCAGGGATGTTCCGTGTCGTGGAAGGGTTGGAAACGTGATGACATCCAGCGCCGAGTTCTTGCAAACTTGCTTGATATAGAACGGGCTACTGCCTCGAAGCACAAACTGCTCGCAGCACAGGGTAAATCTACCGGGACAGCGATCGTTGCGTCGGCCGGGAAGAGGGTCCTCAGAACAGGGCTCTCGATACTCGGCGGTGGAGGCGTGGGTCTCGCAGTGCTGTCACCGTTTCTTCCACCCTTATGGGCTGGGATAGGTGCCGCACTTTTAGCGAGTGGAGCAGCGGGTGCGGAGAAGGCAGTTCGAGAAGTGAAGAAGGCGAAGGCTGGTGGAGCGACGTTGAGTGATCTCCTCAGTGAGATCTGGGACGTTGTTATAGTAGCCTTCAAACTTGTAAAGCAGAAAAAGGAGGACCCCGATGGCGAAGCTTAAAATATCAGAAGCACTGCGCGTCGGCAAAGAAGTGAGTGACGTCCCTCAGTCGTTCGTCGACCCAAGCAAGACAGCAAGCAAGTTTCAGGAAGCGCGTGAAGCCGGATCCGCGGCAGCGGGCTTGATGGACGATATCGAGGCGATCCAGGCAAACCCTGTCGCGTTCGGTATCGCTACAGCTATCGGAGCTCAGATCGAAACGCTGCGCGAGTACGCAGGTGCTACGATCGACTTCGATCTGTATGATAGGGATGGAAACCAGATCTTCCCCCAGGCTCCGGAAGCCGTGGAAGAGCCGGTCGGATAGCCGTCGACCTCCGTCCGTCGTCGGCGTGCAGGCGGGTGGGAAGCAAGGCCCGAGCTTTCCCACCCGTTCTTCTTATCCACACAGTCGCGATCTAGGACCCTTCATTCCGCAGTGCGTTACACCACAGAGTACCCCGTGTCACTAACCACGCTCTACCGATGTCATTCCTCCAGCGTCCAGGGTTCCGCCTCAGACCAGTTCGTTGTGGTGCTTTTCGCTTCAGCACGAACGGGAACGCGGAGCTCCATCAGTTCAACCAACGGCTTCAGTAACGTTTCAAGATCTGTGAAATGTTCCGGCATGGAGATCACGACCTCATCGTGTATGAACAGTCTGAACGGGGAGTCGAACAGATCTCGCTCAGGCCAGATGACATCGGCCAACGCGACCAGACCAGCTTTGAAGAAGTCCGATGTTGAGCCCTGGATCAAACTGTTTGTAGCCTTCCAATCGTTGTCCCCATCGTACCTCCGCCTCCTGCCGAACAGGGTTCTTACGTACCCGCGTCTCCGCATCGTTTGAGCCGCTAAGCGGGTGAACTTCTGCACTGCTGGCAAGGACCTGTGGTACCGTCCGTACAAAGCTTTTGCTTGGTCGTAGGTTAGCAGGTACTTCTTGCTGTACGTCTTCGCGCCCATCCCGTACAGCATTGCGAAGTTGAGCGTCTTCCCAGTATCCCTGTCCTCGGCGTGTAGCATATCGGTCACGGTCTGGTGGATGTCGAAGGCGGGATCATCGTTGTACGCCTTGATCAAGCGTTCATCCTGGCAATAGTGGACGAACATGCGGTACTCGAACTGGCTGTAGTCGATGAATATCATACGCTCATTCGTGTCAACGAGGAACGCTCGCCGGACATCGGGACCGCGCGGTACGTTCTGCATGTTGGGTGCGGAAGCGGACATCCTACCTGTGACAGTTCCGTTCTGGAAGAACTGCGGGTGCAAACGTCCATCCTTATCGATGAACTTAAGCAGGCCTTCGAAGTACGTCCCCGTCAACTTCGCGTACTTGCGGTACTTCAGGATGTGCTCCACGAGTGGGTGATCTATTGATCTCAGTGTTTCAGCATCGTACGTTGGGGTCATCACGTACCCCTTGCCCTTGTGGTACCGCTCAGCGTACTTGCGTTCAAGGCCGAGCTCGAAGGCCCAGAGCTTATCAATCTCCTGCTCAGAAGCAAGGTTGACGGGATGTCCGGCGATCTCCTCGACCGCATCGAGAGCCTCCTGCATTTTTGTATGCCCTTCTGCTGCTTGCTCTGCCATGTACTCCGTATCGATCTTGGTCCCCATCAGCTCGGCCGAGGTGATGATGGGCATGAGCTTCATCTCTACCTCGTAGATCGAGATCAACTTCTCATCCCATATCCTCGTGATGTACTGCTTGTACAGCAGCAACGTTCGGTGAGTATCCCCAGCAGCGTAAGGGCACATGAGGTCGGGTGGGATGTTCAGGTAATTGTCTGTTCTCGCTGCTTTGAGCCACGCCTTAATTCTGTCCTGCTCCGCGGGTGGCATGTTGAGATCCTTCTTCGCTCGCAGTTTCAGGCTGTGAACACCACGCTTGTCGTTAAGCAGCTGGCTCATGATCATCGTGTCGTGGACCTGAGAGCATACCTTCCAAACATCGAACGGGCACGTTGGATCTGTGGCGAACATCTCGCCATCGTACTTAGCGTTGTGCATCACAACAGCCTTTCCCGTGAGCGCTGTTCGCAAGCACCTGAGCACCGCGCCAGGATCCTGGTTCATGTAGTGCCCCTCGGCGAACTCGTACTTCGGCCTCTTCTTTCCCTGAGGTATCTCAGTTGCTGTGCGGTGCCTGATCGGGATGTACACTCCAACATGAGCGTCGCTGCTCAATGCGATACCACCTATGACGACATCCGGGTCCCACGTGTTCAGACCGCTGGTCTCAGTGTCAACCGCAACGATCTCAGCATCGCACACGGACTCGATCAGGACCAACGCCTCATCGAGCGTGTGTGGCATCGCGTACTTACCTACAGCTTCAGCCACCATCGTATATTCTCCTTCTCTTAATGTCGTTGTACTTACCGACCCATCGAAGCATTGTCTGCAAGTACGAGCAGAGTTTGACACCTCTAAGCCGTTCCGGAACTGGAGCTAGTTTACTGGCATCAATAGGAGAAGCGTTCGTGTAGCAGTTCGCTCTGAACAGTGATTCAAGGTGCCAGAACAGGTCGAGCTGTTCGTACGTCTCAGCGATGCTCAACGGACCATCCCACTGCGGAGGGGTTTTTTGAACCGCCTGGGGTGGACTGTTTATCGTCTCATGCAACCGCTCAACATCCCCCTCGTAGAGGTGGAGCGATCCAGCGATGTGCGTGTACGTTCCCAGTCCGACATCACACCAGTTCGCCATCACCTGAAGCAGGAAGCAGAATTGCTCAACATCGTACGTGGTGCCGAGGTACAGATCGTTCGACCTCATGTACGAGATCAGATGCATCTTAGCATCCCTAACCATGAACTGCAGTAGCACTGTGCATGGGATGTTCGCTTCCTTATCATCCAAACGGGCCTGATCGTTCGGGTTGTAGATCGTCGCTGTTGCTCTGCGTGTTGCTAGATCCCGGTTGATGTGCTCCGCGATACGGACGAGCTGCGGAGCAAGGCGGGGACCGTAAGCTCCCTCATCGTACCCGTGCCCGTCGAACGTCACGAACGGAGAGTACCTGCTGTTGTAATGTAGAATTACTTGAGCATTCGCGCCGTGACCGCTGAGGTAGTTCAGCCGCTCGATCGCTGAGAATACTTTGTTGTTGTTGCGAGCAGTCAGTGTGATTGTTGCGGCAAGCGGGTTCTCGATGGTAAACTTAGCGCCTAGGATCTCCACGTACTTCATCCCGCGAGACGTGATCCAGTCATCATCGTTTGCTTTGTTGACCAGCTTCATTCCGATGTTAACCATCGCCTCGTTCAATGTTCCGGCTATCATGCTCTCCTCCCTTCATCCTCTTCCGCAGCGTGTGGATCGCTGCGAGGAACCTTATGTAGTTGATTGTATCCGCGCATTTGCTGATGAACGTGTCCGGGTTATCGCCGGACTCTCCGAAGTCCTCCTGCTCGCACATGGACATCAGCCGCAGAGTGTTCTTCCAGACCTCGTGTAGGTACGACCTCTCCCCGTACAGAGCGTACTGGTATATCGCGATGCCTCCGTCGTTGTACTGTTCACCTCTGCTACTGAGCAGACGCTGTGCCTCATTTATGACATCATCACAGACTTCCATGAACAGCGCTTCCGCTGTCTCCCGATCGATCGCACTCAGCCACGTCAGAGCAGCGAGTTCACTCTCCCTCTTTGCTGTCATATCCATCCTCCTGTCTCTTAATGTTCACCGCCATCTTCTCACCGTAGATCCTGCGCATATCGCAAGGGCTTATTCCCCACAGAAGCATGAGCGCAACCAGGAAATGAAGCAGATCGATGACCTCGTACTGGATCTCCTTCACGCGTTCGTTGCCGTTATCTACATACCCCAGGTCCTTGACCATCTGCCGGGTGTACTTCTTCCAGTGCTTCCAAGGTAGGTGTTCCCTGATCTCCTCGACCTCGTTGCTGATGCATGCAAGCAATTCCTGCGTCATCCTCGTTCTCCTGCACCCAGCGATGAGTGGTGCTTTTATAATACCAAGCTGTCGCCAGTCAGGCCATGTTAGATGTTCCAGCCTTTCCTGCAGCAGGAATAGATGCTCCATATCAACCACGTCTATCGGCTCTACCCCATCGACTTCTCGGCATACGTCCTTGTTCTTCATTTAGAATTCTCCTTCCTCATCGTCCTTCTCAAGTACCGTTAGATCCTGCTGTATCCTACGCAGCAAGGTGATCAGCTTCGGCGTCTTCCTGTACGCGTTCTTGAACTGCGTGATGTACTGCTTGGCGATCAACGCTCCGATGAACTCCTTCGCATCCCGGAACTCGAGACCTGTAGCCGATTCTAACGTCCCGGCGGGGATGAAGTTCGATACCATCACGACCGAGATGAAGTCCTCAGGAGCTGTCAATGTCTTCAAATCATCAATCACCGCTTGATCGTCGTCCTTCGTAGACGACAGTGCCTTCTTCCGCTCCTCAGACCATTTGTCGAACGCGAAATTCTCGTTCGTGTACAGGCGCAGTAGAATGTCCACCGCTACGTCAACATGGTGTGTGGCTAGGGCTACAGACGAAAAGTCCTCCGTGAACGATCCAACCCGCGCGGCTACGGCAAGGGATATCCGGGCTATCTTTAACCGCGCGTCCGCAGGCTCAAGCAGAGGGATGTCCACGGAGAACTGTCCTGAAAGTTCTGATGCTCGATCTACGATGTAATCTTTGATCTCCTTCGGTATGATGTTGTGCGTTCTCGACCACGTGACTCGCAGCAATCTACGGCATGCGTCTCGGGTGTAACGGTGCTCGATCTGCGGAGGGTTCTTGATGGCATCATCGATGAACGCCTGTGGGACCTCGCCGGTAGCAACTACCATCGCAGCATCGAACCTTCTAACGTCCTCCTGCGAGCCGATAAGATCCACGACTGAGGACACTCCGTACCCGTACTCTGCAACGCGCATCTTGCTCCTTGGGTTACTGACCCAGAAGTACCGCACCCGAGCTGATGCTCTCCTTGCTCCTCCGACGCGTGTGACTACCGCTAACCCGGACGATCTTACATCGGTCAACTGCGCGATGAGTTCAGTATGCATTCCCTTCACCTCATCGAGGATCACCGCGCCAAGATCGTTCTGGGGTATCCTTCCCCAGACCATGTACCTCCTGTTGCCGAGGTCATCGAGACCTCCGATCAGACCCGCGTACGTTGCGGACTTGCAATCCAGCTTCTCACCGCGCCCGTAGTGGTTGCGTATGGATTCAAGAACCTCCGTCTTGCCCTGCCCAGAATCGCCGATAATGAGCATCTCCGTCTGGCCTTTGTAAAGCTTATCAAGCTGATCTCCCCATGAGAAGGCGAGAGTGGAATGGTACCCGAGATCAATGATGGCATGCAGATCCTCACGCCCAAAAATTCGGGTGACATTTGTTGAGAGATCAGCGTAGATCTCGCCAAGCTTCTCGTGGATACCATCAGCCGTTTCCTCCTTAGGTTTGAACAACTCGATTGCTACCTTGTCCTCGTCCGTCACTTCAACGTCAAGGATGCCGTCGGTATCCGGTTCCAGGTGGGTGATGACGTACAGGACCTCGTTGGTCTTCGGGTCACTGACGACTTTCGCATCCATGCTGTAGATGTTATTCGAAAGTACGTCATGGCCGAGGTACAAGCAGCGCCTCGTGACGTCTATCTCCTCAGTCGTTACGATGCTTTGGAACGTTCCTGTGACGATGACCTCCTGGACGTTCATCACTTCAAGCACCGTCGCTATGCAGTACCGGCAGTTCGATGGGACCTGCTTCAGGCTCCGCAGGATCTTTCCTGTTGAGGCTCGGCTTGCTCCAACGAACTCCGTGATCCGGTCATCCGTCGCTTCGATCTCGATGAACGGATCGTCCACAACCGGGCAAGCGCCGCAGAGCTTGTGACCCTGTGCGCATGTGATCGATGCTTTGCGTGGTACTAGGAACGGGTGTATGCCTTTGGCGATGACCATCGCTTTGAACCGTACATGCTTACCCCAGTACTGTGCTCGGCTCGCTTGCCCGACAACTGTATCGTATACCGGTTCTTCTACCTCTTCATCTTCAACGGTCGCTGCTCGTGATTCAGTCAGCAGGTTTTCGAAGTCCTGCTGCTTGTACCCTTCTCTGACGAAGTAATCGGTTACATCCCCGACCGGGTATACCTGCGGATCGAGCGGCAGTGCGACCAGATACGTCGCGGGTCCTTTGATCCTCTTCTTCAGCCTCTTCGCGGCTTCACGACCGACACGATCGACGTCCAAGCAGATGAAGATCTCCGGGTGCTGTAATACGGCATCAACGAGGTCAGTACTTTTATGGATCGACTGCGCTCCGCTCGTAGACGTGTACGCCTGGAAACCCAACGTTCGCAGGACGATCGCATCTAGCTCACCTTCTGAGATCACCGCCGGCTTGGAGTGATCGTTATCCAAGTGCATCGGGTAGCAGTAACTCGCTCCGTACGAAGCAGCATGCAGGTCCTTTGGTTGAACCCCCGGCTCGATCGCGTGGTACTTGATATCAACAATCCACCAGCCGTCCGTGTATATCGGGATCGCGATACGATCCTCATGCAGACCGAGGCGAAGAGATCTGATCCAGTCTACAGGGATACCACGCATTTCAGTAAGGTGCTTCAACACCGCTCGGTTGGACATCAACGTTTGGTGATGGTCCTCAACCGTCTGCGGGTGGATAAGGTTATCCGGCCCCGTGATCTGCGGGTAGAGCTTCCGCGCCTTGCCGATCGAGATACCTTTCAAGCGAGCAACGAATGAGACCAAGTTACCGCTCGCGCCACAACCCTTGCAATGGTATACTCCTTTTTCAACGTTCACGTGGAGCGATGGATCTTTGTCACTGTGGAACGGGCACAGCGCTTTGTACTCAGATCCTCCCTTCAGCTGCAAGTTAATGAACTCTTTGAACGCTGCAAGATAGTCTACTTCAGCTCGAGCACCCTTAGCCACCAACGACACCTCCCTCTATCGCATGTTTGCTGCGTGTATGATCGCCTTGCCCCAAATCGAGATACGACCGCGTTCACCACGCCTGAAGATCGGCTCGATCTCCTTGTTCTCAACCATGCGGTAGATGGTAGTCAGGGAGCGATCAAGTATGTCTGCCGCTTCCTGCACTGAGTACGCTTCGCTAGGTACCACAGTGAAGCCGTTGATGATGATGCCCTTCTTTTCAGAACTCTCCGTTGTCATCCGTGTCCTCCCCGGGCTGTTCCGGCTGGTAGTCCTGTACGGACATCTCCGCTAGGACCGGAGCGATGTCCTCTTCGATCTTCACGAACAGTTCGGCTGGAACGTATCCTGCCCAGTCGATGGACTTGAACGTCCACCATTTGTAGGGATCGCGCTGGATGAACTCGGGTTCGATGCTGAAGACGCCGGTATACATCTTCAGACCGGCGCGCAGGATATGCGTGTTCAACTTGCGCGCAGCTTTGAGCTTCGTCATGTAGCACGACATGACCACCGCACCTCGCTCCTTCGACAAAGCAACCGCGTCAGGGATGCTAACGAGAGTCTCACCCTTCTTGATTGCTACTTCACTCGCCTTGAAGACGAGCGACATGTAGTCGAAGTAGAACATGCATTCGGGTGGCTTTCCTTTCGCCCCGAACTCCTTGAACTTGCACTTCATGCATTCACCGTAGTACGACCCGTAGTTGCCATCGAGTGAGATGCATTCGATCCCACCGCCGTCGTCGAAATCGACCCACTTGATCCTCTTCTTCTTCTGTACGACTGGGATGACGAAGATCCTCTTGCCGAGGTTCTCACCCGTAGACGTGACGATGAACTCCCCAGCCGAGCCGAGTGGTTCTTCGAGCTGGACCTCTGTTGAGTTGCTTTGCAGCAATTTCAACAGTGGCAGGAGAGCGTCATCGGCGCTGATGTCTCCAGCTTCAAGAGCTGCTTTCTGCAGGTACTCAGGCACCTTGTCCATGGCAGTGGTACCCTTCTTCTTCACCACTGCTTTTCCTTTTTCGTTCTTTGCTGGCATGTGTCTCCTCCTAGAAAGATATGGAGGGTGTTGCAACGATCACAATCAACCCTCCATGCTTAATTCTGGCACTCACTTTTGCTTGAGTCTAACGTCGGTCCAGGCGTTGATGTCCAACCCCGGCACACGGACCTCGGTTAGATCTACACCTTTCGCATAAGCTACCTCCTTAAGGTACGATTGCATCCGTGCCCACGGGCACTTCAAAGTCACGTCACCGTCTGACAGCTCGCCGGCATTCCCGCCGATATACTCCTCGACCACCTCTCTCAGGTGCCCGGCGAACTCGACCCCGACGAGAGCGAGAGCATTCTCCTCGCCGAGGTAATTCCACAGCGCCTTCCAGTCCGTGATCTTCGCACGCGCAGCATCATGCGTCGTTATCCGGACACCGGAAGCGGTTGTTGCTTCGATCAGCATGTTCTCAGACAGCAGCGTCTGAATGATACTTTTCTGCTTGTTGATCTCCTCCTTGGCCTTCTTAACCTCACCCTCGTGGTAGGAGACATCGGCCTCAAGATCGAGGATCTCCTTCGCCAGTCTATCGAGCTGTGTGATCACCGCCGTTGATGCTTGCGGTTCTTCGACTGCTGCGTCTTTCAGGTAATCCGGTTTCATAGTCCTCCTTCCGTCGTCTGTTACAACATACTATTCCAGCGATCAGAGGTACACGAACATTCGATGCCATCACTAAATCTGATGAGACGTGAGAGCGGAGAAAAGATCACCCATGCTCATAACAGTATCGAGCAGGGTCTTCTTCTGCCTCACGCACGTTAGCATGACTTCGTCAATCGTTCCCCTGCATATCAGATCGTGGTACACTACCGTTCCGGTCTGACCGATGCGGTGGATTCTTGCTTCGGATTGGTACCGTGTTTCGAGCGAATAGTCGTGGCTGTAGTAGACCATGTGCCTGATGGCGGTAAGCGTCAACCCGAACCCGAACGTCTTAGGCGTTCCAACCAGGAAGCGGATCTTACCCGCTTGCACATCACGGACATGCTGCTGGCGTTCATCCATCGGAGTGCCTCCCATGATGATCGCAGTCCTACCCTCGTACTTCTTCAGTGCCTCGACTATTCTGGCGACATCCCACCTGAAGCGGCAAGCGATCAGGATCTGCTCGGTCGGCGGAAGGCTATCGACGATGTCCAGTAGCGCCGTGATCTTCGGAGGTTCATCGGTCACGGGTATGACGTTGGTTCGGATCTTATCTCCTACAGGCTCCTGCTCCGTAACGAAGCCGCTTGTGATCTGTGACAGCTTCAGAAGCTTCGTTAGTATTGTGCTGCTTTCGACCGTCTTGCCCGTTGCATCTACCATGCGCCGGACAATATTGGGTTTACCGTCATCATCAAGACCGACGATCTCCTCAAGCACCTGTGTTCCTTCAAATGATACGACTAGATCCCTCGCCATCTTGTTGTAGATCTTCCTGATCTGCGGCTCCATCTCGATCGCGTGTACTTCATACGTCTTAGGTGGAAGGTCTATGCAGTCAGCAAGTTTTCGCCGGATGCTGTGACCAGCAAGTTTGTTCTTGAGTATGTTGATATTCTTGTACCCGACGATCTGCCTTCCCTCCCAGCCTCCGAACACGACGTGTGTGGCTTTGAACGCGGTCAGCGATCTAGTACCCAGGATGGTCGGATCGACGAAGTAGAACTGGCTGAAGGCATCGATCCACGAGTTGGTCAGCGGGGTTCCTGTCAGCACGTAACGGCGCTTTGCTACCTGACCGACTTTGACTATCGCTTTTGTACGCTTCGCCGTATGCGTCTTGATGTATGTGCTTTCGTCCACCCCCATGAAGTCCCATTCGATCGTCATCAGATCGTCTACCAGCGCCTTGTTCCGGAAGGCATCATGGTTCACGAGTACATAGATACGATCGGATTCGAGGTTCTCGACCCAGAACTCCTCGAGCGCGGCTCTCCGCTGTGTGGTCGAGGGATACAATGTAAGATCAAGAATCTTCGCTACTGGATCGTCCTTCTCCGCATCCTCCACCCACGCAATTGAGCTCGATTTCTGCACAGCAATCAAAACAGTTTCGAGCTTCTTGATGCGGCAGTAGTCTAGAACTATCTTCGTCTTACCAAGACCCATCTCTAAGAAGAGCGCTCCTCCGAGCTGCTGAGCTTCTTCTGTAAGATGCATGAAACGCAGAGCATCGAACTGATGCGCGAACGGCGTTCGGTAGAACTCCGCACCGTCGATCTCAGGGACAGGATCCCCAGCAGCGATCGTCTGAGCGATCTCCGCGATGCGGTCTTGGCTGAAAGAATGCTGCATCCTCCAGCGTTTGAACCCGTCCGTTGGTTTGAGTTGCACGTCAAGCTCTCTGAGGCTTGAGATGGTCACATCGGTTGCTGGTAGGAACCATGCCTTCTCGCGCGCGTTCCACCTCCGGCCTGGGACCGTCTTGATCATCGCCACAAGGTTGAAGTCGTACTGGAAATGCGCGGTAATCTCTCCACGCTTAGCGTCGTAATCGATCTGAACAGTCTGCATGGAATATCTCCCCCTTACACTACCCGACCCCGCCTGCTTTCGCCGACGGGGTCGGTTGTGATCGGTTGCTGCTCAGCCGACCTTACTTCTTGTTCTTCTTACTTTTCTTAGCCTTTGCTTTCGCTTTGGCCTTGGCCTTGGCGTTGCTCTTCGATATGGTCTTCGCCTTAGCTCTTGCCTTCTTCTCCTTCGCTCTTGCGTTGGTCTTCTCCTTCTTCTCAGCAGCTTTCACCTTGCGCGCATCGACGCGTTCGGCCTTCTTCGCGTCGCGCTCCTTGTCCTTCTTGTCGCGCTCCGCCTGCTTGAGTGCCGCACGGGCTTTGCGCGCTTCATCGCGCTCGATCTGCTTCTGCTTGTGGTACTCGTCCGGACCGAGCTCCTCCATCTTCCCGCCGCATGCGTTGCATGTGATGTCGAGATCGTGCTCGAAGGTTCTGAACGAGTTGCATTCGCACATGTATGTGCTGCGAACGTCGATCGGCTTCGGCGTCTTGACCATCTTCGAGAGATCGCCGACCTTGAGGGTATCGAGCATTGAGACGTACCGATCGTCGATCACGACCTTGCCGTGTGTCACGTGCATCCACATGCGCGCGACGCATTCTTTGAAGACATGCAGCATGGTTGCGGCTTCGTTGATCTCGTACATCCGCGAGTTGATGATGATCTGATGAGGAGCCTTGTAGTTCGTCGATGGAACGTACCGGCTTACGAGGTTCGACCTCATCGATTTGATCTCGATGATAGGCTGAGGAAGCTTGCTGGCGAAGTGCTTCTTGTTGATAGCATCGAACGCAGCATACAGATCCTTGACCTGTTCATCCGCGTACTCGGTGAAGCTCCTGTAACCCTTCTTGAACTGGCTGCTTTTGGCGGTATACTCTTTCTGGTCTGACATTTCGTTTCCTCCGTATTCAAAGTCTGCGTGCAGTTTCTTCTTCATCCCCCACCCACGATCCTCAATCCATACCCGGCCCTCCTTTCTAAGATATATTATCATCTTTCATCGATTTTGTCAACCGCTTTTGGTGCCGATTCCGCGAACGACTTCCTCAACCTCGTACGAGACGTTGTTGCCTTCCTCGCCCACCTTCATTTCTTTCGCCATAAGCAGCATTTCTTCCTCGTCGAGCGAGGTGCAGACGATCTCCTTGCGAACTAGTGCGTACTCAGTCATGACTACCTCCAAGTCCTCTGCCACGTGATTGCTGCTCTCCATATCCATTCGAACCTTCTCATCATTCTACTCCTTCTCAAAGCCTCATCAGTACCGGTATCTCCGGCAGACGCCCTCGCGATGAGGGCGTTTCGGCTACTTCACGCTCGACATCGCGTCCTCGATATCTCCCATCTTGGCGTTGAGTGTCTGCAGAAGTTCCCAACCGATCGCTGGGCGCTTTCCCGGCTTCCAGACGTCCTCGTCCTTCTTCCGGTACCACGTCTGTACGTTGAGAACGGGATCCTTCTTGTAGACGACGATGGTGATCGCAGTCGCGTTGCGCTCGTCGTGCTCGATGACATCGATCGTCGCGATGTGCTTTCCATAAGCATCATCTAACGGCAGGTTGATCTTTCCCATGTCCCTCCTCCTTCTCTGAAGCCTCATCAGTGCTGGTATCTCCAGCAGACGCTCCCATGCGGGAGCGTTTCGGCTATGCTTTGAAGTCTTCCTCAGGATCAGCAATGTGCAGAGGGATATCCACTCCGCAATTCGGGCACGTGACGACGATCGCGATCGCTGCGACAACAGGATAATCACGCCAAATGACGATCCTCTTGCCGATAGGGGAATTGAACTCCGCACGATAGTCACATGACATACACTCAGCCTCGTAGTTACCGAAGATCTCCATGTTCAGATCGTCTCTGATCTCGCTTACGTCCGCCATGATTCCTCCTTCTCTGAAGCCTCATCAGTGCTGGTATCTCCAGCAGACGCCCTCACACGAGGGCGTTTCGGCTATCAGTCGATGAAACGGATCTCAGTGTGCCTCGCAGGACGTCCATCGTCGAAACCCCACGTCGCGACGAGTTCCGGCGTATCTGCGCATACGCGAACACGGTACGCGATGCTGTCATCGTAGATCTTCTGCACGCCAACGACTTCATGCACGAGAGCATGAATAGTTCCATAACAGGATTTGTCAGGATCTACGAACACGCAGTGCCTTCCGATATCGTTGTGGAACGGATGCGCTGGATCTACATCGAACAACCCTCCTTTGCTAGCAATGATACCCTTGAAATCCGGATGACTCTGATCGTGAATGTCCTTCTGATTCTTATTCATGTCACGCTCCTCCTTCTTAAAGCCTCATCAGTGCTGGTATCTCCAGCAGACGCTCCCGAAGGAGCGTTTCGGCTATCTAGTACTGCGAGTCGTTCTCGATCGCCCAGTCAACGACTGCGGCTTCTGCCATTGACATGTTGCACGTCTCGTTGTAGCAATCCTCGTAGACCTTGACAGCGATCTTATTCCACGTCGCGAAGATAATATCCTTGTCGCCATCGATCACGACGTACTGCTTCTTCAGACCGTTCAATCCGTTTCTTACCATCTCGACGGCACAGCGCTTCACACTCTTCTTAGAAAGAGCAGCGCGCATCGCGTCGCGGTACGGCTCGAGTTCAATGTCAGTGTAGCAATTGTTGCTTACGAAGTCGATGTATGCCTTGCAAGCATCCTTAAGTTCCTGTCCCTTTTTCATCTCGCTCCTCCTCTTTAATAGAAAGGTCGTTACACAACGTTAAAGTCTACTGAAAAATACCCACACGCGTGCGAGGGATTGCTGCTGTCGAACTCAACGAACTCGATGTTCGTCACTTCGATCTCGATCCCCTCAGTTTCTTTCATCTCGGCTTTCGTGATCTCCTCCGCTTTGTCAAATGCCTCACGGCACACATCAAAATCATCATCGAAATCCGCAACGAACAAGCAAACTTCCGTCCACCTTGTCTTGCTCTCTGTCTCCTGCTTCTTCATCTCGCTCCTCCTCAGTTTGAGTGCCCTCTCGTATAGCGTAACTATATATAATATATACCTGTTGCACGTTCTTGTACACCCCTATTTTCATCTTTCATCATTTTTTTTTGATGCGTAACCTATGCAGCAGTAAAGAGTTAAGTATTGAGCTGAAATAAAAATGGCGCCGTGTGTTAAACGGCGCCACTGGAGCGCGATCCTGCTGCAAAGATCACGCGAAGGAGGGGAATCAGAAGGTGATCACTTACAATGTAATAGTACAACGCCCGATCGAATGTGTATACCGAAGACTCCGCTGGTATGCGATCAACACAACATCACTCACTTCAACACGTCACCTTCAGTCTCCACAGGCAGTTCCTGCTTTTGTTAGGATGCAGCGGAGCGAAGATCGTTGCGAGGTAGTTCGAGTCGTAGTACCCACGCAGGCGATCGAACACGATCCTCTCGGCTTTATCGAACGCGGGCTTGATATCCGTCTGCGAAGCGAACGTGCCAAAGATACCTTCAATAGAGAAACGCTCATCAAGCGCTTTGCGAAGCTCCTCGTACCTCCACTCGTAGATGTGGTTTCCCGCAGCGGATCCGTTGAAGCACGGCGTCGACAGGAAGCAGATTGGATCGTGGACTCCAGTGTCCTTGTACAACCGCATCGCTGAAGCGATGTTGTCGAGCAGCTTAACCCCGTCCGCTTTTGGCATGTGCTCGAGGACTTCGAAGCATGCGATCACGTCGAACGCGTACCCAGTCTCGCCGGTCGCACGGCTGAGATCTTCGAAATTTGTGACATCACAATCGTCGATGATCGCCATGAACGTCTTGTCCGGGACCTTGCCCTCGGCGCGGAGTAGCGCTGTGAGGTCCTTGTACTTCTCCCCATCAGCCGAGATCCGTGTGCCGTGATCACCTTTCTTCGCCAACGTTCGAACCTCCAGCCCGACGTAAAGTGCAGGAGCGCACTTGTTCGCGTACAACGCCCACGCGAGCGGAGCACCTTTCCCGCACCCGATGTCGAGCACATTTCCGCTACCACGTATCTTCACCCAGAACTTCGCGATGTGCGTCCACCTTAGATGGTGAGCGAGAATGTCGCGGTGCAGAATCTGGCGCTCGATGTAGGTCCTCGGATCGAGCTGCGTCTTGTTGTGATCTGCTGCTTTCTTCATATCTACCTCCGTCCAGTTAAACGGCGGGAGGGGGCAATTCCTCCCGCCAACCACAAGGCATGGCTCCGCGAAGCCCCACCAGACTCGCGGAGATCAACGGGCTTCGTTTAACGTTCGACATCACCTCCTTCAGGAATAATCATCACTGGTGCGATGGTACACGATGCCGCTCTGACATGCATACCAAGATACCAGTCCTCACGTGTCACATCAATGTAGAAAATACTGTCAGCATATATTCCAACAACGAAGGGGTCCAGGCGCCACTCCAGCATCCCGGACCCCCTTGCGTCTACCAACGCTCCACACGAAGGAGGAGAGAAGAGAGATGTGTCGGTCTCGCTGATAGCCGCAGATCTGTAGCAGTACATCCTGTACGGCATAACACCCGTGTCGACGAAAGTCGTCTCCGGCAGAGGCACGTAGAACACAACGGTATCGTGGACACTCACCCGCTCGATAATGTGCCCGGTTATCCCGGCTTCGATGTCCGCAGGGTTCGGCTTGATCACGCAGAAGAACGCCCACAATGCGACTACCACGAATGTGCTAGGTCGCATAGGGAACTCCCTTGAACTGCGGGAACATGGCGAGAGCAACGTCCTCTCTCAAGCAGTCACCGCTGTCCAAGACCATCTGCGCTTCTTCGCGGTGGTTCCATCCGGGGACATCCTTCGCGTATGCTGTCCAGCATCCTTCGATCCTGGTCGTTGCAGCGCATATAGCCCTCATCGACAGAGGGTAGATATGGACTATCGGTCTCCACGCTGCGAACGCCTCCTTCGTGCTGCCGGGTTCGACGAAATGCTCCTTCGCCCATTCCGGCCATTCTAGTCTGCTCATGGGCACACGACTCCCGTCTCGTGCTGATGCAGCACGGTTGAATCCAGCTCCTCTTCATCCGGTCCTACGAGCGCCTTTCCCGCGCCGTTCCATCTGCGCATCTGCACGTAAACCGTCGCTGAGTCTACGACCACAACGACCACACACCTCTCGCCCACGATGATCGTGTCTCCAGACGCTATGGTACCGTCGACTACGTACCGCGCCGATGTGGGGTGCGGTGTGATATACGTCCTTACAGTAGATGTACACGAACTCAAGACCAGGGCCGACGATACCGCCAGTAGGTAGATCTTTCTCATACAAGACTGCTCCCTCCCGGCAGAAATGCCGTAAAATTTCCGTTCCCGTTGTGCGCGATCTCACCCAACGCACCGTCCGAGTCGTAGTAGAACAGGCGATCGTTCTGCTGCAGGATACCCCGGGTGTGCAGATCGTTTACTACCGCCTCGACGTCGTTCGTAACGGTCATCACCCCAGCGCAATGTCCTGTGTCTTTGATCGTCACACGCCTTTCGATGCTGACGACTTGATATTCACTCCGCATATCAATCCTCCTTGAACCTGCTGCGCTCCTCGATGGGAACGATCGGTCGTTTGAACGCTCGGCAGTTATGATGAACCGGAGGTAGCACGACCCTATCGACGGGGCGGAGCTCGAACGCCTTGCAGTACGGGCAGAATACCGGTTCTATCAGCAGCTCGGTATCGCCAAGCATGACTACTACGTTTGAGCAGTTTCCGCACTGCCATGAGAACGTCTTTAGGTTTTTCCGCTTCCCGGGTATCAGGATCCATGCAGCACCGAACCCGACCACTCCAGCGCATGCCAGGTATATCAGCAAACTCGTGACGTTCAGGTCTATCGCGCTCATCCTCGACCTCCTGGAATTATGTGCAGTTTCGGCTTCTGCACCTCGCCCCTCGGCTTGATCCTGAAGCAGGTGAAGACCCAGACCCAGATGCCCTCATCATTCTTCGACACCTCGACCGACTCCACCTGCCAGAACGTTGAGATCGCTTGACCCGTAGGCGACAGAATGGCGTTCCGCGCCTTCTCCTCGACCACCTGCCCGTAGTGCATCGGGCACACGAACGCGGGAGCAGAATGATGCTCCTCGTCAACGTTCTGCTCATCCATCCAGACGCCGAAGTTCCCGATGTTCGCGAACACAAGCCGTGCATCGGGTGCCGGAACCGGCTGGATAGGCATGTGCCTTTTCGTTTCCTTTCTGTTGGTCTTCTTGACCATCACTACCATCCCCTCAACGCTAGCCAGGCGATCATGCAACCAGCCCAGTTCGCTGCTATATCCACGAACGAGATGCCGTGCACTCCAAGCAGCATCTGAGCGATCTCGAACAGGACACCCCCGGCGAAGACCGCGGTGCAAATGTAGACGATCTTGACGTTCCGCCTCCGACGCGTCTCACCCTCGAAGCCGTTGTAGCAGCTATACCATACCGCCCTGTGGAAGCGGTTCACAGCCCAGACCAAGCAGCAGATCGCGCAGCACCCTGCGAGATGAACCCACTTATCGTGCATCTGCGCTTTGCTGAAGATCGAATCCGGCCATACTATCCAGTCCATATCATCTCCTCCTCATGTGCACGAACGTCCGCAGCAGAGGATGACGATTCTTCCGCCACTCAGTGACCCTCTTGAACCCGTTGCAGACGCCAGGCGGATTCGTTCGCACCCTGAACTTTGACCACCTGTGCTCCGCTAACCACCACCTGCCGTAGCAGTCCGTGAACTTGAACACAGGCCTCTTGGACACCTCATCGACGAACGCGAGGTACTTGATCCTCATCGGCCTTCCGCCAGTGATCCTGTAGAAGGCCTTCTTGAACCGTCTCAACTCCCACCTCCTGTCGTATCCGGCTGAGCCGGGTTCGGTCCTGATCCCTTGAAGAACAGGTAGTCGTACACCTTGCTCTGACCGCTCTGCAGATTACCGATATCATCCTTCATCAGATGCTGGTTTACGATGACCGTGATAATACCTCCGATCAGCAGAACGAGCAAGCCGACTATCGTAGCCCACGCACTCCACTTCTGAAGCCAGCTGTCAGGCATCGAAGATCACCCTCCCCTGCGCCAGAGCCCAGGTGACATCGAGTGGTGTTCCGGTCAGACCACACCACCCAAAGACAGCAGTCCGCTCACTCTCCTTGTCTGTAATACTACGCCCCTCAGCAGCGGGTTCCCTGACTGTCGCGGTCCTCCAGAGTATGCAACGCGTTTCGTCACATATCGCCAAAGCCCGGTTATAATCCTGCAGATCATCATCCCGCTCAAGGGTTACATTCGCATATATTGCCGCAATCTTCAGCAGCGGGCAGTACTTCGGTCCCATACCTAACCTCCCTCCGGGTCGTGGGTCACAGAACCATCATCCCCATGCAGAGCGGAATCCTCGGCGGGGTCTTCCGGGTCGTCTGCCTTCTTCACCCGTATGTCGTTGTAACTGCTGTCCACTCCCCAATCGATCCCGCTCTTTTCATCCGGGTCCCGTTCACCGTAACCCAACTGCGCGAGACGGCACTGCACGGTATTCATAACCCGGTTTGCTGTGCTGTCCTCAGGGTACTGGATCGACATGACCTCCTTGATCTCGCCGACGGTGAAATCCAAAGCTACATCGACTTCGACCTCCTCATCATCCGGCCTGCTGCCTGGGATGTCGCACGGTCTCACGCCGGGCGGAAGACCCCAACCGAACTTGCCTCTACCCATCTTAACCTCCTTCGCGCATGCTGCAAAATTGCCCCTCCACAGCGTCTCTCACCTCACTGTCCTAGCGTAACCACCAGAACAGATCGATGATCAGCTTAACGACAATTACTGCCGTCATGATCTTGACTGGAATCATACTACCACCTCCTCCCGGTTGAAGTCACTTTCGGTTCCTCTTCCTGCTCGCTCGAGCGATCCTCTTCCTCGCGTCGCGCTTCTTCCGGTACTCTCGGTCTCGTGAGCCCGGTTCGTAGTTGCTGCTGAGGTCCGGGTAATTCTCGACCCTCGATGACCCGAACAGCGCTGCAGCGGTCAAAATGTGAGCGAGCATCTTGTCGTTCTTCATATCAAACCCTCTTCACGCAGCGCATCCATCATAGATCCTCTAGAACCTGTGCTGCTATCTCCTGCTCTGCCGTCACGCACATCACCTCGAACCCCTTCAGCACCCTGATCATCAGCTTCGCGTCTCCCTGATTCATCGTCAGCACTACCGACGCTCTCCTCTTCCTCCCCATCCAGTTCGCTGACGCTTCGTCTATCGTCCCGACAGACACCCTCGCCGGCTCGGTCATCGAGCTCGGGATCGGGGGTCTCGCTTCGATCCTCGAGATCGCTTTCTCCAGAGCTGAAAGCACCTTCATTGCGGTCCTCCGGTTCGGGAACAGCATCTTCCTGCCCGTGAACCTCTCCAGGTCGCTCTGCTTCATCACCTACACCCTCCTCGCGTTCGCATTGCAACAGAATACCGTAGTACTCACTATCGTAGTACACACAACGCCACTGCGTGAACATCCAAAGCGGCAGACGTGCCTTGATCGCATCGGATACATCGAAAAGCAACTCATCGTTGTAGTCGCGATCGTAACCCGTGCCCATCGGAACGTTCTCCATCCTCCGGAACACCTCACCACGTTCAAGCATGTCGTTGAGCATCTCCTCAGCGAAGCACTCGTACTCGCGCTCACTCCACCTGTTGATAGACGCCTCGTAGGAGATCAACTCACTAAACGTCCTCGGCTTCTTCTTGATCTTCTTAAGAAGGCGTTTTCGCAGCGCAGGGGTCTCGATCCCCGCAGTGAATTGAACGTGTTTCATGATCACCTCCTCCGTGCCAGTTGGATTTTGGTCCAAGTACCGTCTCTCATCAGTACTCATCACCCCGGGGTGCAGATGCTAAGGGACGTGGAGCGGAAACCGGGGTCCGATAATCAAATAATATCATGTGCGTCAAAACGTGTACACATTTATTTTTCAAGTTTCATCAGCTCTGTACGTATGGAGTATGAACATGCACGCTCAATGCAAAGTTAACTTACAAGAAGACAACAGGTTAACCTTGAGCCAAAAATGAACGTGCAGGATATTGAACACTACAAACGATGCGTTTAGAACCCTTTATATACATATCTCATCAGATTTCATCATTTATCGGAATTTCAATCTTGGTCTCGCATGCGCAATTTATATTTGTGCGTACGGGCGGTAGATCTTCCGGACGATCGTGGGAGGTTTGGTGAGAAAAGTCAGTAACGCCTGGTAGTATAAGAGGTTGTAGCATTTTTGAACGTGCATGCTTAAAACATGTGCCTTGTTAACCCTATGGATTATAATAAGTTAACTTGTGAATCACCGTGCTAGTTGGTGATTCCCACCTTTAGTCAGGGGTACCACAGTGGGGGCGCTGTGGCCAGAGAAATGAAGAGAGGCAAACGCAAGATGAGTGAAAAGCAGCTGATGGATGCAGTATATCAGAGGGCCAAGGATCAGAATAGAGACGTGCGGAGATCGGAGCGGATGAAAACAGGAACGCCTGACCTGATGATCGAAACCAACAGAGGGCTATTGCTGGTAGAACTCAAATTCGCCAGTAGCCTATCCAAGCGGTTATTCTCACTGCTACAGCAACACACAATACAGAAGCTGAATCTAAGAGGGAATGTTGTCCGAGCATGCGGCTTGATACACCTTCACATTTCTGATCAAGACACTTATATCATAGATATAGAACATCTATACTGTACAGCTCATGAGTATATAAAACATCCTTCGTTCTTGAGTACATCCTGTTCCAACGGAGCGATCGGTGGTTTCATCTGTTTCAACGGGTTTGAAGCGGCATTCGATTATTTAGTGCAGCGATTTTAACTGTACAGTTTTGCTCTGTATTTGTATCTTACGAATATGACGACCAAGAAGAGCACACGTGAACGCAGAGGGACCTCCCTTACGATGGAAGAGGTCAATGCTATCTTCTCCCTAAGGGCTGAAGGTAAAAGCGTTTTGGCGATATCGAAGGCAACTGGGCACCACAGGGGTACGGTGTACAAATACCTCCAGAATGAGGTGCCCGGATATCCGCAGACGCCCATCGATGAAAGGGTCCAGAAACTGCGCACGATGATGACCGATGTGGTCGAGTACGATGCCCGACAGGCGGTACTGGGTGATCTAGTACTCCTGGATGAGTACAGAGATAAGATGGTGGAGAACGTCGCTGCTGGTCGTGTACCAGGGGTCACGGATGCTGGAGAGCTTAAGAAGATCGTAGATGCTCGTGCGACCATGCTCCGATTGCCGAAGGAGTTGGGTATGGCTGAGGAGGACATCTACGAGCAGATCAAGCGCCGGATTGCGGGTACTTCGGATGAGGTCGCAGCAACAGACTTCACGATTATAGAGGAACAGGCTACGGAGGACGCGGTCGAGGATCTGGCTGCAGTCTGATCTGAAGGGGCCTATGTTGTTGATCTTGGAATAGAGAGGTACGGAGAGGTCAGGGATGGTCAGGATTCTTGCATCATGTACCAGCAACGCCGTAACCTATGATGAATGGAATAGAGAGGTACGGAGAGGTCAGGGATGGT